AATGAACAGCGTGTTCAACATGGCGATGACACGCGACACGATCAGAGAAATCAGGAAAGGACAGGTATGAATGTTGAGATGATTGAAGTGGCTATTGATTCAAATGAGCCGACTGTGGGCATGAAGCACGACAGCGGCAAGCTGGATTACACCTTAGTGCCATGGGATGGGCTGGAGGATGTGATCAGGGTGCTGGAGTTCGGAGCGCAAAAGTACAGCCGCGACAACTGGCGCAAAGTTGAAAACGCTGATGCCAGATACATGGCCGCAGCGTTTCGGCATTTGGTGGCGCATCAAAATGGCGAGGTCAATGACCCTGAGTCCAACTTACCGCACCTGGCGCACGCTGGGTGCTGCATCCTGTTTATGCTGGCAACGCTCAAGGCATAATTGCCTCATATGGCAAATGACAATGTATTCAAGCAGTGGGTGGACAGGTATCACCCCAACCCTGTGCTGTTTGTCCAGGAGGTGTTGGGGGTGGACCCTGACCCTTGGCAGATTGAATTCTTGCAGGCCATTGCCCGAGGGGATCGCAAGATCAGCGTGAGGTCCGGCCACGGGGTGGGGAAATCTACGGCGTCTAGCTGGGCCATGCTGTGGTACTTCATGACCCGCAGTCCGGTCAAGGTGGTGGTGACAGCGCCGACCAGCAGCCAGCTTTATGACGCGATGTTTGCGGAACTCAAGCGGTGGATCAATGCGATGCCTGTGCCACTTCAAGGTTTGCTCACGGTGAAGCAAGAGCGTATTGAATTCAACGCTGCGCCCACTGAGATGTTCATCTCGGCGCGGACCAGCCGGGCCGAGCAGCCGGAAGCCTTGCAGGGTATTCACTCCGAGAACGTCATGCTGGTGGCCGATGAGGCATCAGGCGTGCCCGAGCAGGTGTTTGAGGCGGCGGCAGGCAGTATGTCCGGCCACAACGCTGTCACGCTGCTGCTGGGCAACCCGGTGCGCTCAAGCGGCTTTTTCTACGACACCCACACACGCCTGGCCAATGAGTGGACCACGTTTCGGGTCAGTTGCTTGGACTCGCCACGGGTCAGCGATGAGTACGTCAAGGAGATGCAGACCCGGTATGGGGAGGAAAGCAACGTCTACCGCATCCGAGTGGTGGGCGAGTTCCCCAAGGGTGATGACGATACGGTGATTGCCATGGACTTGCTGGAGCAGGCGGTCAATCGGGATGTGGCCCCAAGCCAGCACGCACCCATGATTTGGGGGCTGGATGTGGCGCGGTTTGGCAGTGACAGGTCGGCGCTGTGCAAGCGCCAAGGCAATGCGGTGACCGAGAGCATCAAGACATGGAAGAATCTGGACCTGATGCAACTGACGGGGGCGGTGGTGGCTGAGTACAACGCTCTGCCGCCAAGCCAACGTCCGCAAGAGATATTGGTGGACAGCATCGGCCTTGGGGCTGGCGTGGTTGACCGCCTGCGGGAATTGGGCCTGCCGGCCAGGGGCATCAACGTGGCCGAGAGTCCGGCCATGGGCGGGACATACAGAAATCTGAAGGCAGAACTCTGGTATCGGGCGAGAGCGTGGCTGGAGGCGCGGGACTGCAAGATGGCCAGAGATGAGGTGCTGATTGCGGAACTGGCCACGGTGCGGTACAGCTTCACCAGCAACGGCAAGATTCAGATTGAGGGTAAAGACGAGATCAGAAAGCGGGGTTTGCCGAGTCCTGACAAAGCCGATGCGTTTGTTTTGACCTTTGCGTCTGATGCCATTGCCGGGATGTACGGGTCAGCGGCCAGCAGCAAGTGGAGCCAGCCACTGCGCCGAAACCTGTCAAGAGTCGCATAATCTGGGGCATTAACTGGAGAATCCTATGCCAATGAGCAAAGCAGCCAAGAAAATTGGCACTGTGATGGGCGAATTTAAAAAGGGCAAACTGCACAGCGGTGGCACTGGCAAGGTCGTGAAAAATCCGAAGCAAGCCATTGCCATTGCCATGAGTGAAGCCAAGATGCCCATGCGCGGCCAGCGCACAGCAACCAACCGGAGCAAGAAATAATGGCCACTATGCAGCGCACCATGGAGCAAGCCATGGACCGTGAGGACGAGATGGAAGGCGAGGGCGAAAGCTGCCCATTGCCGACACAGGACATCACGCTGAATCTGAAGAATCGCGCCAAGGCGATCACCAGCGCGGCCTATGGTCCGCAAAACCCCAAGTTGCCCAATACAGCGTTTTGGGCGAAGAAGGCCGAGGAGTGGGACGTTTCCACCGATGACGCCAAGCAAAGCCTGTGCGGCAACTGCTCGGCATTCAATGTGTCTGAGGACATCAAGGAATGTATTGCCAAGGGCATCGGCACTGATGCTGACCCATGGGGCACGATTGACTTGGCAGAACTCGGCTATTGCGAAATTTTTGATTTCAAATGCGCGGCCAGCCGCACCTGCGATGCGTGGGTGGTGGGTGGTCCCAACACGGGTGAGCAAGAGGGTGAAGAAGGCGAAGAATATGAGGAGGAAGACGAATCATGAAACAAGGTCTTTACAGCAACATTGCCGCCAAACGTGAGCGCATCAAAGAAGGCTCTGGCGAGAAGATGCGCAAGCCTGGCACGAAGGGTGCGCCCACTGCTGCGGCTTTCAAGGCAGCCGCCAAGACAGCCAAGCCTGTCAAGAAGAAATGAAGACGCCAGCATGGCAACGCGCAGATGGCAAAAGTACCTCTGGCGGCTTGAACGCCAAGGGCCGCGCCAGCGCCAAGGCCGAGGGCATGAACTTGAAAGCACCCGTCAAGTCGGGTGACAACCCAAGGCGTGCCAGCTTTTTGGCGCGTATGGGCAATATGCCCGGCCCTGAGATGAAGGGTGGCGAGCCAACACGGCTGCTGCTGTCTCTTAAGGCTTGGGGCGCGTCATCCAAAGAGGATGCGCGGTCCAAGGCCAAGGCGATTTCGGCCCGAAACAAAGCGAAAAAATGATCCCAATTTGTATCTCAACTGTGCATGGCAAGGGCTTGGCGGTGCTGCTGGAGTCGATCAAGCAGTACGCGCCAGAATGCCCTGTTTACCTGCGCGGCCCTGAGTCGGTGATTGAAAACCATCAGGCTTTTCTCAAGATTTACGGCCAGCCCAGCAACTTTGGTGACGATTACAACCATGTCATTGGTGAGGCGCTCAAAGACTGGAATGATTGCATCGTGGCCAATGATGACATCGTGCTGACGCCCGACAGCTTGAAAACGCTGATGGAAGATGTGCAGATCGTCAAAAGTATGCACAGCGCAAAGCCCGGCTGGATTGCATCAAGAAGTGATGCTGCGCGGCCCTGCCAAAACGTGAGGATTTGTGAGCCAGGCGAGAGGCTGCACTTTTACAAGTTTTCGTCCGAGAACTTTATCCGCATGGTCGAGGAGGTCAGCCCGATCTTTGCCTACATCACCAAGGATGCCTTTGGCGAGGGATTCCCTCCGCTGAACTGGTACAGCGATGATGTGCATTGCCGCGACCTGATCGAGCGAGGTTACAGCCACTTTGTCAGCGCCAGCTATGTCCACCACATTGGCAGCCACACAATTGGCTTTAATGCAAAGAAACTGCACGACCAGGCGCTGCCTTGGCTGCTAGAGAACAGGCCGGAATATGCAAAAGCCTGGTTTGATACTTAATCTCGGGTCGGGCAAGGACTGGCTGGAGGAATGTCTCAACGCAGACATTCAGGCCAGCAAAGACCCAGATTGGCTGCTTGACATCACCAAAGTGCCATGGGGTGAGACAATTCGCACAAGGCTTGGCGAGTTGGAAATCAAGCGCGGAATGTTTGATGTCATTCTGGCCAACGATGTGCTGGAACACATCCCTGATTTAGTCACAGCCATGACCAACTGCAAAGACCTGCTGAAAGTTGGCGGGGAGATGCGGATTCATGTGCCATATGACTTGAGCCTTGGGGCTTGGCAAGACCCAACCCATGTTCGGGCGTTCAATGAGAATTCCTGGCGCTATTACACCGATTGGCATTGGTATCTTAACTGGCCTGATCGGTTTGACTTGACACGGCTGGAGATGCGTCTTTCAGCAGTCGGTGAGGCACTAAAATTGCCTCAAGACGAAATCCTCCGCACGCCACGGGCTGTGGATTCAATGTATGTGGTTCTGACAAAGGTTTCACCATGAACGAGCAAGACATCACCAACACGATCAACACTGACATTGTGGCCACTACGCCCATGGATGATGCTGAATTGCAGGCCATCATCTCGCAAGACTTGGTGGATGCGGTCAGCTACATCGACAGCGACATTTCGCCAACACGCGCCAAGGGGACAGAATATTACCGAGGCGACCTGTTTGGCAATGAGGTGGATGGCAACAGCAAAGTGGTGGCCATGGAGGTGCGCGACACGGTGAGCGCCATGTTGCCAAGCCTGATGCGCGTTTTCTTCAGCACAGAGAATGTGGTGGAGTTTGTGCCTCGCGGCCCAGAGGATGTGAAATCTGCGCAGCAGGCGACCGATTACGTTAACTACATCTTCCAAAACGACAACAACGGCTTTTTGACCAGTTACGCCATCTTCAAAGACTCGCTGGTGCGCAAGTGCGGCATTGCCAAATTCTGGTGGGAAGATGAGGAGAGAGTCCACATTGACGAGTACACGGGCCTTGACGAGCAGACCCTTGAGATGCTGATGCAAGAGCCTGACGCAGAGGTCAAGATTGTGGTGTCTTACCCTGACCCGAGCGTTGACGAGATGCAGATGACCACCGTGGACCCGATGACGGGCGTGCCTGTTGTCATGCCTGCGCCCATGCTGCACGATGTCCAGATCAAGCGCATCACCAAGGATGGCCGCATCAAGATCATGGCCGTGCCTCCAGAGGAATTGATTTTGAGCAGACGCGCCAGGTCGTTTGACGATGGCAACATCATCGCCCATCGCCAGATGGCCACAGTGGCCGACCTGATCGCCATGGGGTATGACCAGGACGAGATCGAAGAAAACCTGTCATCCACTGACCTCGACAGCAATGACGAGTATCTGGCACGCCAGCCGCTGTCCACCACCATGGGCACAGATGACGCAGCCAACCCGATGATGCGCCGGGTGCTGTATGTGGAGGCGTATTCGCGTGTGGACTTTGATGGCGATGGCATTGCCGAGTTGCGCAAAGTCTGCTGCATGGGCAGCGGCTACAAAGTGGTGCGCAACTTGCCAGCCTCTTACATCCCCTTTGCTGATTTCCCTTGCGACCCAGAGCCACACACATCGCCACTGGAGGCGATGTCCATTTTTGACATCACCCGCGACTTGCAAGAAATCAAGTCCGAGATTCTCCGCAACACGCTGGACAGCCTGGCGCAGTCCATCCACCCACGCACAGCGATTGTCGAGGGCCAAGTCAACATTGATGATGTGCTGAACAACGAGACAGGCGCCATTATTCGGATGCGTGCGCCTGGCATGGTCCAGCCACTGTCCACGCCATTTGTCGGCCAAGCTGCATTCCCGATGATGGAATACATGGACCAGATCAAGGAGGACCGCACGGGCATGAGCAAAGCGGCCATGGGCCTGAATGCCGATGCCTTGCAGTCCAGCACCAAGGCGGCAGTGAATGCCACCATCAGCGCCAGCCAAGGCCGCATTGAGTTGACCGCACGCCTGATGGCCGAGGGCATGAAGAAGCTGTTTAAGGGCATCTTGTTCTTGGTCACCACGCATCAGGACAAAGCACGCATGGTGCGTATGCGCAACGAGTGGGTGGCCATGGACCCGCGCCACTGGAATGCCACCATGGATGCCAGCATCAACATCGGGCTGGGCATGGGCGACATCAACGAGCGCCGGCAGGCTTTGATGATGATTCTGGCCAAGCAAGAGCAAATCTTGCAGCAGCTTGGCCCAACCAACCCGCTGGTTACCCCACAGCAATTCAGCAACACGCTGCGCAAGGTGGTGGAACTGTCGGGCTTTAAGGATGCCTCCAGCTACTTCCAAGACATCCCTGCCGACTACCAGCCACCAGCGCCACCACAGCCAAAGCCAAGTCCAGAGGAAATCTTGGCACAGGTGCAGGCCGAGAGCATCAAGGCCGACATCCAGAAGAAAGCCGCAGACTTGGAACTCCAGCGCCAGCAAATGATCATGGACGATGATTTGAAACGCGACCAAATGGCCCAAGACCTGTATCTCAAGAAGTATGAAATTGAGTTAAAGTACAACTCACAGATCAGCACAGCGGAAATTGACGCTGCGCAAAACATTGATCGTGAAGCGATTCGCCAGCAGGCGCTATTGGCCCAGCAGCAAGCGGCTCAGTTTATTGAGCAGCAGCAGCCACCAGCCCCCATGGCGACACCATCAACCTTTAACGGAATGGCACAGTGACCAACGAAGACCAAATTAGGAAGGGCCGCAAGGCCCAGCAGATTCTTGAGGATGACACGCTCAACACTGCGATTGCAAAACTTGAGAATGATCAGCTTTGGATTTTTCGGTCATCAAAACCCGAAGAGTCTGCCAAGCGGGAAACCGCTTGGTGCATGTTGCAAGCCATTGATGGCCTGCGACAAGAGTTGATCAAGATCATGGACAACGGCAAGATTGCACAGAAATCTGCCGGGCGCACGCAGACACTAATTTGAGGTAAATGATGTCAGAATCTCAAGCAATGAACATGGCCGATGCGGCCAGTGCTATCTCGGCAATGTTAGCCCCCGAACAGGGACAAGCAGAAGTTGACGAGACGCAGCAAGTCGAGGAGTCCGAGGAGGACACCGAGACAGCGGCCTCTGATGTGGATGACTCTGGTGTGGAAGACGCGCCAGAGGAAGAAACAGCAGAGGAACAGTCCGAAGAAGGCGAAGGGCAAGAGGAGCAAGAACAGACGCAGACTTTCACCGTCAAAGTTGATGGCAAGGAAGTGGCTGTGACTCTGGAGGAACTCCAAAACGGCTATTCGCGGACACAGGACTACACCCGAAAAACGCAGCAGATTGCCGAAGTGCGCAAGCAAGTCGAGCAAGAAACGCAGGCAGTTCGGGCCGAGCGTCAACAGTACGCTCAGTTGTTGGGAGCATTGCAAGCACAACTTCAAGCGACCGAGCCACAAGTCGATATGGACCGTCTTTATAACGAAGACCCCATCGAATGGGTGAGGACCAAAGAGGTCATGCGCGAGAGACAAGAGAAAGCCCTTGCTATTCAGGCCGAGCAGCAGCGGTTATCTCAGCTTTCGCAATATGAGCAGCAGCGTGCCATGGAGGAACAACTCTCGAAAGAGAAGGACGCCTTGCTGGCAGCCTTGCCCGAGTGGCGAGATCCTAAGAAGGCGCAAGCCGAAAAGGCGCTGGTGGTGGAATCTGCAAAGGCCGCAGGTTTCTCTGAGGATGACTTGAAAAGCGTTTACGACCACCGACTGGTTTTGCTTCTGCGTAAAGCAGGGCTTTATGACCAGATGGTGAGCAAACGACAGGGCATCAAGCCCGTGGTGAACAATGGCCCACGACCTGCCAAGCCTGGTGCAGCAGGTCGGGTTTCGACAACAACAGAGAGTACCCGCGCAAAGCAGCGTCTTGCAAAAACTGGCCGTGTCGATGATGCGGCTTCTGCAATTGAACTTTTACTGAGGTAAACAAAATGGCTATTGTTAGCAATACATTCTTGACCTATTCGGCCAAGGGCATTCGGGAAGATCTTTCCAATGTTATAACGAATATAGCACCGGAAGAAACGCCATATATGAGTAATATTGGACGCGAAAATGTGTCTAATAGTTTATTTGAGTGGCAAACCGACACATTGGCCGCAGCCGCTGCCAATGCTCAATTGGAAGGTGATGATGTCGGCAGCTTTGATGCTGTGACTGCCACTGTGCGTTTGCAAAACTACGCACAGATCAGCCGCAAGACCATCATCTTGTCGGCCACTGAAGAAGTGGTCAACAAAGCTGGTCGCCGCAGCGAACTGGCATACCAGATCGCAAAGCGTGGCGCTGAGATGAAGCGTGACCAGGAATTTTCTATGCTCAACGGCGCTATCGCTGTGGCTGGTGATTCCACCACTGCACGCGCCACTGCATCGCTGGGTGCTTTCGTCAAGACCAACACCGACAAGCAAACCAACGGTGTCGATCCATCGTACACCACGCTGCCAAACAGCGCCCGTACCGATGGCAACGTGCGTACCTTCACTGAAACCATCCTGAAGAACGTCATCCAAAAGGTGTGGACCGCTGGCGGCACTCCAAAGATTCTGATGTGCGGTCCTGTGAACAAGCAGCGCGTATCTGGTTTCTCTGGTATCGCCTCCAGCCGTTTCAACATCGATGGTGGTGCAAAGCCTGCAACACTGGTCGGCGCTGTTGACATCTACGTTTCCGATTTCGGCAACGTGCAAGTCATCGCCAACCGCTTCCAGCGTGAGCGTGACGCCTGGGTGATCGATCCTGACTACGCCAAGATGACCGTGCTGCGTCCTTACCAGCAGATCGAATTGGCCAAGACAGGCGATGCCGAGAAGCGTATGCTGATCGTTGAATGGGGTCACAAAGTGCTGGCAGAAAATGCCCACGGCCTGGCCGCAGACTTGGTTACTTCTTAAACCAAACCGGAAAGGGCCAAGGAAACTTGGCCCTTTTTTTTATGATTGAAAAAAAACTGTTTGATGTAAACGCCCAGCAAGGCATCACCCGCCACTGGCACTACAACACCGACACCGATGAGGTGACGATCCAGACACAGCAAGATGTCACAGATGTCATCGAGGCCAACAAAGCCATTTACAATTCAGTTGACGAGAAAGCCAATTGGACAGGGGAATGGCACTTGGTCGCAAGCATTCCGGAAGCCTTGTATTACAAGATGAAGGCCGAGGGAAAAATTGATGATCAGGAGTACATGAAGAAATGGCTCAACGATTCTGACAATCAATTTTTTAGAACTCGACCAGGAAAAGTATGAATTACATCGCAGTCTGCACGCCAGCCCGAGATCAGGTACATACGCAGTACACCTATTCTCTTGTCAACATGGTCGCGTACCACACGCTCAACACCTCAGACGCCATCAGTCTGAAATTGATGCAGGGCACGATCATCCAGAATCAGCGTGCCGACCTGTGCCTTGATGCCATGCGTGAGGGCTGCACCCATATCCTGTTCATCGACAGCGACATGACGTTTCCCCAAGACTTGGTGGGCAGGCTCTTGGCGCACGACAAAGAGATCGTGGCTGCCAACTGCGCACGGCGCAGAATGCCTACTGGCCCAACGGCGCAAGACTATGACGAGAACGGCAAGCGCATCCCCATTTACACCATGCCAGATTCGACAGGTCTGCAAGAGGTGGGCAGCATTGGCACGGGCATAATGCTGATCAAACGTGAGGTGTTTGAGGGGATGTCAGAGCCTTGGTTTGATATGCCTTGGCAAACGACACGGGGCTACATGGGCGAGGATGTGTTTTTCTGCAAGAAGGCGCAAGAACTCGGCTACAAGGTTTACATTGATCACGATGTGTCGAAAGAGATTGGGCACATCGGCACGTTTGAATTCCGGCACGACCACACCTGGATCGTGAAGGAGGAAATGGACAAAGAGGCTGAAAATGGCACTTAGCACATATGCAGAGTTGAAGACATCCATCGGTGACTGGCTAAACAGGGCAGACCTGTCGGCCACCATCCCCGACTTCATTTCTTTGGCAGAGGCGCAGATTGAACGCACGCTGCGCACCCGCCAAATGATTGTTCGGGCCAATGCGTCTTTTGACCAGCAGTATGGCGCTGTGCCTGCTGACTTCTTGGAGACCAAATCCTTGAAGCTGACCAGCACCAACCCGCCAACGCCTTTGCAATTCCTGACGATTGATTTGCTGGATGAGCAGTCATCTGGCTACACGGCCAGTGGCAAGCCTAAGTTCTTTGGCGTGGTGGGAAATCAATTTCGCATCTTGCCAACGCCCGATGGGACATACACGACCGAGTTGACCTATTACGCCAAGTTGACAAAGTTATCAAATAGCGTGACCAGCAATTGGCTTTTGGCATCAAGCCCAGACGTTTATTTGTATGGTGCGCTGTTGCAAGCTGCTCCATATTTGCAAGACGATGCGAGAATCCAGACATGGGCCACGCTGTATGAGCGTGCCTTGAATGATTTGCAGACTGCGGATGATCGCGGTGCATCATCGGGCGGCACGCTGCTGACCCGCGCAAAAACTTTTGGATAAGGAACTGAGCCATGTCATCTTTCACCGACCACACCGAAAGCCTGGTGCTGACTTGGCTTTTGACCAATAGCACAGCAACTCGCCCGACAGCTTGGTTTGTTGGCCTGTTCACGGCTGCGCCTTCTGACACGGGTGGCGGCACTGAGGTGACCGGCAACGCATATGCCCGAGTGGCCACAGGCACGATGAGCATTTCTGGCACATCGCCCACCACGGCCACCAACGCTGCGGCCATCGAGTTTGCTGCGGCCTCTGGCGGCAATTGGGGATCAATTGGCTGGGCTGCCATCTTTGACGCATCCACCGGCGGCAACATGATCGCCTGGGCTGCGCTGTCAACAGCACGCACCATCAACGATGGCGATGTGCTGCGCATTCCTGCTGGTGACCTTGATGTCACATTGACATGACATGGCTGCATATGGCATTGGCCCATATGGTGGTGGCAATTACTCCTATGGCGTAAGCCTCGGGGCTGCCACCTTTGCAGCCACCAGCACGGTGGCTGTGGACGCAAAACGCATCTGTCTGGGTGCGTTTTCTGTTTCCGCTGCCAGCACGGTATCGGCTGCGGCCAATGTGGTCAAGTCGGCCTCATTCACTGTTGCGGCCTCCAGTGGCGCATCGGTGTCGGCAACAAGGGTGGCGCTGGCGTCTGCTACGGCCTCCAGCGCCAGCAGCGTGGCCGTGGCGGGTGTTCGGTATGCCATAGGTGCGGCTACGGCTGCATCGGCCTCTAGCGTCTCTGCTGCGGCCCTGCGCGTGGCTATTGCCAGTGCCACGGCTGTGGATGCCAGCACGATGGCCGTGAATGCGGTGCGCGTGCCGCTGATCCAGATATTGATTGAAGACTTTGGGGTGATGACGGTCAGCACCAGCGTGATCGTCAACCAGTCGGTGGTGATTACTGCTGCGTCCTCCATGTCTGTGGCGGCAACTCGGCGGCAGTCATTTGCGCTGGTGATGGCTGCACAGTCTGCCATGGCGGTGGATGGTCGCCTAAAATGGGAAGCAGAATCCGACACATCCGAAACGTGGTCTGCGATCAGTGACACCAGCGAAAGCTGGTCCCCGATTTCGGACACATCAGAAACCTGGTCTGCGGTCAGTGATAACAGCGAAAGCTGGACACCTATCGCAGACAATAGTGAAACCTGGCAAATTGCCGCATGAGGTGAAATATGGCTGATACAACCACCACGAATTTATTGCTGACCAAACCAGAGGTCGGTGCATCGACTGACACCTGGGGCACAAAGATCAACACCGACTTGGATTCGGTGGATGCGGTCTTTGCTGCCAACGGCACAGGCACATCGGTGGGCCTGAATGTTGGCTCCGGCAAGACCTTGGTGGTGGGTGGCACGGCCAACTTGTCGGCCTTGACTGCCTCGACAGCCTTGGCCTTGGACTCCAGCAAGAACGTGGTTTCGGTGACCAATACTGGCACAGGCAACAATGTCTTGGCCACCTCGCCAACACTGGTGACGCCAGCCCTGGGAACACCATCGGCACTGGTCGGCACGAACATCACAGGCACAGCGGCCAACTTCAACATCAACGGCACTGTTGGCGCTACAACACCAGCAGCCGGTGCTTTTACCACGCTGTCTGCTTCTGGTGCAGTCACCCTATCCGGCGGCACAGCCAACGGCGTGGCCTACCTCAACGGCAGCAAAGTCCTGACTACGGGGAGTGCGCTGACGTACAACGGCACAGGTTTGGGAGTAGGCGTTGCAAGCTCTCTTGGAATTCTCCAAGTAAGACCACAGGCCAACGCGAATATGCTTTGGCAAAACTCTACTTTTGGTTCTGGTGGTGTTTTGTTAAATGTGATTAACGATGCCGGGAGTGCAAATTCCACACTCGATTTTCAAGCGACATCATTTCAATTTGCCATCAGCGGCTCCGAACAAATGCGCCTGACCTCGACAGGGTTGGGTATTGGGACGAGTTCGCCTTCGCAAAAACTTGAAGTCAGCGGTGGCGCTGCTCAGTTTAACGGCGGGGGCATTGATAGCGCTTTAGGCGATGCCATTTTGTTTGGCAACACAACATTTGCCACTGTCCAGAAAAACAGAATTCGCTCATCTATTTCTTCCAGCGCATCCAGTAACCTACTTTCTTTTGAAACAGGTACGGCAACCGTTGGCACGTACAACACACACCAGTTGTTTCTTAATGGTATTGGCAACGTGGGTATTGGAACGGGTTCGCCTACCGAGAAACTAACAGTCAACGGCAACATTCAACTCGGAACTTCTGGCACAGCATGGATTTACGGCCCAAGCGCCACAGGTCGATCAATCTATTCAAACTCAGATTCCACCGCATACATCATTGCGTATGGTTCTTCCTATGGGTCTGGACTTGATTCTGTTTTGCAATTTACGGCTGGTACAAGCAACAGTATGCAACTGAATGCTTCCGGCAACCTCGGCTTGGGAGTTACTCCGAGTGCTTGGGGTTCTTCGCGTGCTTTGCAAATTCTTTCAACTGCGCTTTACAACAATACGGCGAACGACACCTTCCTTGGTTCAAACTATTACTTTGACGGTTCAAATAATCGTTACATCAACACTGACTTTGCCGCCGCGTATGGTCAGGTAGACGGAACACATCGCTGGTTCACCGCCCCCTCCGGCACAGCAGGTAACGCTATTAGCTTTACTCAGGCGATGACGCTGGATGCGAGTGGGAATTTGGGTATTGGGACTACATCGCCGGGAGCAAAACTTCACGTTGCTGGCACAGTCATTATTGACAACGCAAACGCCACGAATGAACTGACTTTTACTGGAACTGATTTTACAAACGTGCTTTCCGCATCTACCGGTGGCTTCCAACTTGGCACTACTGGCGCTGGTTATTTAGCATTTTTGACTTCCAACACCGAACGCGCCCGTATCACCAGCGGGGGGGACTTGCTGGTGGGGACTACCACCGCTTTTGCAAGACTTTCAGTAATTGTTCCGGGTGGCGCAGACAGAAACCTAATACAAGCAGGGGTCACTTCGGCCACAAACGGATTAACAGTTAAATGGAACAATGCAACATCGACAATCCGCATGAATATTCAAAACCTTCCAACATCAGCTAGTGGTCTTGCGTCTGGTGACTTGTATGTGCTGGCTGGCGCTTTAATGGTTGCTTAACACCATTTAATTTCTGACTCAATTTAACCCCCTGAAAGGAAATCACCATGACCATCGCATACAACTGGGTTATCACCCAAACCGACTACGAAACCGCCAACGGCTTCATCACGACCGCCCATTGGACTGCCTCTGCTGTTGATGGCGACTACACAGCCTCCATCTATTCCACTTGCAGCTTTGCCGCTGCTACACCATCTATTCCTTACGCCGATGTAACCATGCAAGAAGTTTTGGATTGGTGCTGGACATCGGGTGTTGACAAGACAGCCACCGAGGCTGCTTTGGCTCAGAACATCGAGTTGCAAAAGAA